TTTACTGTAATTTCAGCACCGCCATCGGTTGTAATCGTTAAAAAATTATCGTTCGTTTTATCAAACGCTACTCTTAACGGGTCTCCCGTTCCATCATTTGGACTTGTTCCGATGTTAATCGTTTCTATTGCCATCTTTTTTGAATTTTGCTAAAAATATTTGTAATTTTTTTTCGTTAACCAATCTCGGTTTAGTTGGTTTCTTAGTCTTGCCCATACGTGTCGATTTGTTCATTTCCGCAACTTGATGCCCCGCCAAAATACCAACTGCCATAATTAACGGGTCTTTTACCTACGACCTCGTTAAAGGCGTAATACTCAGGGATTCTATTTCTTACTAACCATTTTTTCATACGACCCGCATAAACCTCACATTTACTACGTTGGTTTGTGTATAAATAGTCGATTTCGCTTTTAGTAATACCCTCGCTATTTTCGGAAGTGTGTTTAGTTATACCCCCGTTATTGATTTGGTAAGCACCGATAAGAAAATAATTCTTTGCGCTTGCGTGGATTAAAAACGGTTTAATATAATCATCGTACAAAGTCAAATATAAACCCGTTAAATCCTCGTTTTCGTAGTCTGTAGCAATCTTATCATACAACGCTTGCCCTAATAACGGCTCAAGGTCTGTGATTTGCGCATCCAAAACGCAAGGGAGAAATTTGTCAATGTCTACATTGCCACCAATCGGTGTATATTTTGCAATGTCTACGGCTCTTATTATCGCTTTCATATCTTAATTATTAAATGTCGTGAGGTGCTATTCCTGCAATCCCTGAGGCTCTGTCTTTTTTCGCTTCTTCAATAGCAATAGGCGATTTAGGGTCAATCTTAACATCTTTTTTCTTGTACGTTAATTTTTCCCAGTAATGTTTGCAAGTTCCTCCCGTATATTCCGCACTTAATAAGCCACCGCCTTTGAATTTCCAAATAGAATAGGGTTTATCGGGTGTTGGATGCATTCCAAATCCTGCGTTAACTGTTACCTCTCCCATAGCTTCGATGTCCTCTCGTCTGTAGATTTTGTTAGCACGCATCATATTTTTACAAAACTCTCTTTCGGGGTTTGGATTACCTGCGTATCTATAGCGGAAAATATAAAAGTCGTTATCGTAAATACTTTTACGGTTTGGGTTTGCCGTTCCCGTGCTTGCGAATTTATAAGTAAGTTTATCCTCTTCGTCATAATCAACGGGTTTGCAATCGATTAACTCGTATTCGGACAAATCTTCGTCTTCGCCTAAATCAATTAACTGATGACCTACTTTAACCTCGTTATTTTGCTTTGATAATTGCTGAATAGGTGCTTGCTGAGTGCTAAACATCGCTTGCGCAACCTCTTTCGGCAACTGTAAAAATTGAATTAAGAAAACAATCGCTTGCTCTTTAGATAGAATGCCCTCTTTTACTTTAGCTACGATGTCGATAGCTGAGGAGATTTGCGCCCCGTTGTAGCTATTTGCGTTTGCATCCAATTCAGTACCTATAGCCGAACCTCTTAACGGGATAAACTCTAAGTTTAAAGTTATTTTATTCTGTCTTAAAACGTACATTAAAGCGTTTAAAATTACCTCTTGTTTTGGTGTGATAACATTTAGCATTAATTCAGTAAATGCAACCTCCATTTCGTCGGCATTATTGCCAAATCCCGTATTATCTTTAATACCAAAAAGTATTGGCGATGTAACTTTGTGCGCAACCATTAATTGTCGCCTTGCCTCTTCGCTTAAAAATTGATATTGTTGGTGTGCATCGCTTATTTCGATAGCCTCTATTGTGGTAGCGTTTTCCTTATTGCTGTTGAACGATAATACTCTTTTACCTGCGTTGTTACTTCCTGCCAATTTACGGTCAATATTGCGCTCTATTTGGTTTTTAACTTCTTCGTCTGCCTCACCATCATTAAAATTGATAATGTGACCTGCACTCAAACCGTTTTTTATGTGGTTAACGCAATAGATAGAAATCTCTTCTTCAAGTTCGGCATAGTTTAAACCGCTATAATAACTCGGTCTTGTGAAATAGAAATCCGAGATGCTATATTTTTTAATTATATAAACGCTTCTTTTTTCTTTCGTACCTACAAAAAAAGCGGGGATTTCTTCGGGTGGATATTTTCTTATATCGCTCCAATCATAGGAATAAAAATAAGAGTTTATTTCTCCGTCGTCACTTACTACGCTCGGCATTACTTTTTCCTTTGGCAAGTGTGAAATGCTTGCGATTTCGTTACCTGATTTACCTAAAATTATTTCAATGCTTGCTTCTTCAAAAATTGCAAAGTCTTGACAAATTTTTCTAACTTCATCCTTTGGTAAAATTGTCATTATTTTTGCCCACTCACCTGCTTGCTCAATATTGTATTTAGAAGTCAAACCTTTACCGTTGATAAAGTTTGCGTAGTTGTCTATAATAGCCGAGTTAGTAGGACTATATTTGTATCGGTCAATCACATAAGTATAACCCTCGTTATTCTTACCGTTTAACATCCAATTTTTTTCCTTTGTAGGTTTGAAAACTGGGCTTTGATGTGACGATAAATTTACTATTCTTACATCGCTCATAATATATTTCCGTTACTTAATTTATAATTCTCTAAATCGACTGTATCAGTAGCAAACGCTTTACCTCTGAATAAAACAATATCGCCATCCTTAACCTCTAAATTAAAACTCTCGGCTTCTTTGCAAGTAAGGTTAAAACTGAACGTTAAATAACCGTTTGCGTAAGTTGTAGCCACCTCTGTAAATTCATTATTTACTTGCGTTTCTTCGTTTAATAAAGTGACAGTCAAATCCTCTGCGTTGTAGCGAGGGATTATAGTTATTGTTTGCGTAGTGTTTGCAGGTCTTAATATTGTCATACTATAATAACAACAAAAAAGCATTTTGTATTAAAACAAAAAACCCGCCTTGTTAGACGGGTTTAATGCTCCTTTCTTTTAATTGTTATGCATTCACGTAATCAGGTGAAACGATAGCTAAAAGCGATGTTTTTGCCGAACCCGATAGGATAGGTGCAGTATCAGGCTCTAATGATTGTAAAGTCATTTTTAAACCGTAGAATCCGCCTAAATCTCCTGCGATTTCTCTCGTTCCCGTTGTTTTATCAACACCGTTTTCGATACCAAAGCAATGAACCAATCCGTTGTTATCTTCTAAAAATACAACCATTCTATCACGGCTCAAAAGTTTAGCTTGATTTACAAGCGGTGCGCTCAAACCAGTTAATACTAACTCGATTGTCGCATCGTAGAAAATAGTCCCGTTATCTCTTGAAGCCGTTTCGGTTTCAGTCGGTACATTTCCCGTATTTTTTAATTCAAATTGGAATACCTCTGCAAGCGTTCCAATACTTGTAAGTTCCGAAGCGGTAACTGTGAAACCGTAATCCTGCCACGGGGCAAAATATGCGTTTCTTAAACCGCCCGTAAAGTTCTTACATTCGAGCAAACGCCCATTTATAATAAAATCACAAGCCATAATTTATATATGTTTTAAAAACCGCCCCAAATAAGAGGCGGTTATGTTAATAATTATACTGTGTAAGTAGTGTATAAAACAATCTCGTTACCTCTTACATATTGCACCCCTGCTGTGTAAACCATTTTGTAACGTACTGTACCGCTTAAATCGGTTTCATCCATATCTTTGATACGTACCTCGTTGTGGTCGCTTAACAAACCAGTACCGAAATAAAGGTTTTTCTTTTGGTAGATTACCATAGTTGCAGGTGGCAACCCGTTGATAACTTCCATTTTGTAAGTACCATACATTAACGGCATATCAGCACCACCTAAACCGTTAGAGATACCTGCACCAACTAAAGCTTGAGTGTAAGCTAAAGCAACATCAGGAGAAACACCGAAAACTAAATCTGTTTTTCTTCTTAGTGCGATAGGCACAGCATCCAATACGCTTTCGATTTCTGCGATAACGTTTGCTTTTGTAGGAGCAACTGGAGTAGCTACGTCGATAACTGTAGCATCTGCCAACCATAAAGGAATAAACCCGTCGAACTCTCCGTCGTTTGTAGCATCCCCAGTCCAAATGTTAGCGTCTGTAGCTTGTGCTGTATCTGCTAAGATTTCAACTAATAAGGCTTGCTCTTCGTCAACTGGCATATTGTCGTTATGTGCTGAGAATCCCATTGTAGCGGTATCCCATACATTACGAAAATCCTCTTTACAAATTTCAGCCTCGTTTTTGATTTTCTTTGGCTCTAAAACCACTTCGGCTAAAGTTACCGAACCCGCAGGAGTGAACCCACAAGAGAAGTCTTGACGACCGTTACCGTAGTCAATTTTACGGATTGATGTTTTTACGGGAATATTTGGTAATACTGTTACCAAACCTTTTGCGATAGTATCCGCTTCTTTGAACGCCTTACCTACTATTTCGCCTGCAACTGTACCGTTATAGTTACTGTTTACTGTTACTGATGTAGCCATTTTTTATTATTGTTTTAAATTATTTAATGATTCAGCTAAACGCCCTCTTAACGTTGTAGCCATTTTTACTTCTTTTTCAACTGGTGCAACTTTGGTTTTAGTAACCGCAGGTTGCTCGCTTAATTCAACTTTCAAAGCCTCAACTTCTTTTTTACTTTCTGAGAATTTAGCCTCGATTTGGTTTGCAAAATCCGCTTTCAATTCTTCGCCAAATTTTACTAAGATTGACGAAATCATATCTTTTAATTCGCCCGTTGAGTCCATCGCTACCGTTGGTGCAACCTCTACAGCTTGCTCAACTTCAACCTCGATTTCTTCTTCAACTTCTTTTTCCTTTACTTCGGCTATAATACCCGCCTCTGTAATTACAATCAATTTGCCATCCTCTAAAGTATGCTCGCCAACTGGTGCGGGAATGTTACCGTCAGGAGTTACTAAAGAAATAGCACCGCCAACCGTAGGAACATCGCCCTCAAATTCCAATGTAGCACCGCCCTCTAAAAGTTTGGCTGTACCTAATTTGACTGATTTAGAAAACAAGCCTTTTAACTCGTTTACTATTTCGTCTTTCATTTGTTTAAAATCCATATTATTAACCTTGTTTAAAATTACTTTTTCACTAAAAACGCCCTCTAAGGAAAACCCCGTTCCGTTCTCTAATGCCTTTTGATATTCGGCATCGCTTTCAAATTTCATAGTGCCAACCCAATCGCCAACCTCTGCGCCTAAATTGTAAACCGCAGACTTATCTTTTTCCGTATCTTCAACAATCCAACTTTCTACTAAGTACGCTTCGAGTACATCGTCTGCATTATGCTCAACGTTAAAGTTTCTTTGTTTGTTGTTTTTGAAATACAACTCGCTCGCTCTTCTAACTGTTTGCTCTGAAAAGAAAACCTCAAACTCTTCTTTACTTTCCTCGTCGTAGCGATAAATCTTTTTGTTAGGTTTCATTATGATACCCATCAAAATGCGTTTCTTATCGTCGACCTTTGCAAAGGCTTGTTTTTGCTTTTTAAGAGCAACAAACTGACTCTCCATTGCAGGCTCGCCAACTACTGAAATGGCATTAATACCATCCTTTAACTCATCATTTAAAAACAATTCATAAACTCTCATATACTAATAACAATAAATTATTTTTTTGTCGTATAAATACAGTTAAACTATACTTTTTATCCAAACACCGAATTAGCTACTGCATTACGGTCTAATGCTTGTTGACTTGTAACTTGACTACCGACAACGAATGTTTGAACGGGTCTGTTTTGTTGTCCTGCGATTGTAGCTGTTAATTGGTTTGTTGATGACTGCCCTACTAAATTGAATTGAGGTGCGCTACTGCCACCGCCCCCACTTGCTCCACCGCTTGAAGCTGAACCACCGCCACCGCTTGACATCGGGTTAGTGGATAAAATGTTCTTAACCGCTTTAAAACCCGTCGAAGCTACGAAAGCAATATTTGCAACCTTTAACCCTATTTCGTAAGGCGTAACGGCTTTAGTCGCTAACTCTGCTGTGATACCCTGATAAGTATTTATTAACGCTTGACCGACTGCAAACGCTTTTCCTATCTTACTATTTTTACCTAATAGGCTTGCAATTTTACCAAATGTTTCGGCTGATAACGCTAACTCTTGCTCTCTTAATATTTTCTTACGTGCTAAATCCTCGTCATCTTTTGCCTTTTGTTTATCCCTTGCCTCTTGGTCTAATGCTTCCGATGCCGTTATAAATTGAGATTGTAATTCTAAAGTTGACTCGTTAGCCAATTCTAAAATTTGTTTTTTCTCTTCAAACTCCCTTGTTAACTTTTGTATAGGTGTTTCTTCGGGTTCTAAGGATTTTAAAACTTCATCCGCTTGTTTTCTTAACGCTAAATCCCCCTCAAATTTTGCATTATTAGTTGCAATTTGAAATTCATTAAGACCTTGCGCTACACTTTTTTCAAATTCTTCACGTTCTTTTTTTAATCTTTGCGCTTCGGCTAACGCTTCTTTATTTGCTTTTTCTCTTAATCCTTTTCTTTTTTCCTGATACTCTACCTCTTTACCTATATTAAACTCTAAGCCGTTTTGTATAGCATCATTCCATTTTTGATTAGCTGAAATATAAGCGTCCTCTGCTTTTTTAATATCTTCTGCTTTTAATGTAGCGTTGTTTTTAGCGTCTTGAAAAAGTTTGAATTTTAACTGTGTATCCTCAGCGTATAATTTTTCTCTATCTGCATAAGCCTTTTTTTCAATATCTAATAATTCGCTTTCGGTTTTGCCTGATAATTTACCTCTTAATAAATCAAGTTTTGTTTTATTGTCAATAGCTTTCGAGTTTAAATCTAAAAGTCTGTTTTGCTCGGCAATAGCATTATTAAGATTGTTTTGCGCCTCTTCGTAAGTTTCTGTAGATTTAGTCCCTGACATTAATTTTTCAATTAAGAAACCTAAAGCAACTACTAAAGCACCTACGCCCGTACTAACTAATGCGATTCTTAAAAGTTTTAACGCCCCCGTTGTAGTACCCACTACAGTAGCATAAGCCACTTGTAAACCGATTTGTATTTTTGTGGCTATGCTTGATAATCCAATAGCCAAAGCACTTTCTTTTTGCAAAGCGTTTGCGATAGATTGAATACCTACAGTTAAACCGATTGCGCTCTCGACTTTTAACATTGTTTCTTGTAAGTCTTTATTCTCTTCACCTAACAAAGCACTTGCGCTCGTAGCAACAGAAAACGCTCCCGATAAGGCTTGCGTACCTTGTACAACTGCATCAATATTTTTTGTGTCGCTACCTAAGTTTTTGATACGGGTGTTAATGTCGCCTATCTTATCGCTAACCTCTCCCGCTCTTTGTGCAATTTTATTATACTCTTCCGAACCCTCAGGAAGTTGCGCAAGTTGTTCTTTTAGCTTTCTTAATTCCGCCTTTAAAGATGCGCTACTTTTTTCAGTTTCTGCGAGTGAGTTTTGAAGAGCATCAAGTCCCCCCATCGCTTGAACTTGGTCTACATCAATTTCAATTATTTTTTTGATAGCCATCTTTTACCTATTTTAAATGTTTCTTTTATTGAACGTGGATAACGATAAGCACCTTTTGCAAACTCGATGTTGTCCGTTCCTTTTTTAAATTCCATTGACTGCAATAGTTCAATTATTTGTGTTACCATTATTGTTGTCCTTGAGTTACTGTTATTGTAAATGTATCGCCCCCGATTGTTACATCGATATCCATTGAACGGCTTAACGTTTCATCTGTTACCCCTGCGGTGTATTTATCGACTTTGATTTTTAAATAGTTGGTTTGCGTTCCTGTTGCGTTCTCTAACGTTATCCAACTTGTGCCGTCACCCGTATTGGTTTTAACCGCTAAGTAGTTTTGATTTGCCGTAATTTTGCAATCGTAATTTTGTGCGCTTGGTGTTACTTGTAAAGTTTCAAATTCAACACCGTTTGGCACACCATTATAAG